AGGCGGTGCATACAAGCTAGAGATACCCGATGGTCCTACTCACTATGCTAATAGCATTAAGATGCGTCCTTTTATGCAACGCTTTATGCACAAGCGTTTTGTTCAAGGGGATGCAAAGAACCCCAATCGTTATATCAAGAGCGTAATGGCAGATACACTGGACATTGACCTCAAAGATAATGACGGTGGGTTTAACTGTGGTAAACCCGCAGGATACATCAAAGACTTTAAGGCACTCCCGCAGTCACAGCAAGACCTGCTCAAGCAGATTAAGCGTGTTCGTGCTGTCTTTGGTGTGGTGGAGATGATTGATCCCAAGAGTGACCAAGGTGAAGCTGTAAAGGTAGAGCCTACACCATTCATTTGGGAGATTGACAACCGTGACGCATTTAAGGAGATCGGTATTAGCTTCACTAGATTGGCAAAGATGCAACGCTTGCCTATCCAGCATGTTATCACTGCGAATACCAGTGAGCGTAAGATTCCAACAGGAGCATCCTACTACGTACCTGTGGCATCGCTGGATGTCTCTAAGACCATTGAGTTGACTGACCACGATCAGGCTCTGTTTGGTGACTTCATGTCATGGATTGATAATTACAATAACTATATTATCAATGCGTGGGCAGAGAAAGCTAACTCTAAAATGGAAGATGACGATATTAATGTGGTTGATGACCTCGTTGATATTGAAATTGAAGAAGAGGTAGCATAATGCATCATCCTGCTGAACTCGCACTCCATCAATATATGGAAGACGCAGTGCAAGGCAAAACAGAAATGTCAGAGGATACAATTAAACAAGTCTCTTCTGATATAGCTGAAGCATTGAAGAAGCAGTTTGGTAGTGGTAAAAAGCGGGGCGATTTTAAACTGCGTATGTCAAACGTAGGTCGCCCCGCTTGCCAACTTTGGTATGAGAAGAACAAGCCAGAAGTGGCATTGCCATTGCCTACTACATTTGTAATGAATATGATGCTTGGAGATATTGTTGAAGCAGTATTCAAAGGTCTACTCAAAGAAGCTGGAGTTAAGTATGAAGAGCCTGAACATGTCACACTGGAACTGGATGGTACATCCATTAATGGAACATATGATATTGTTGTTGATGGTGCTGTTGATGACGTTAAGTCAGCGTCTGATTGGTCTTATCGTAACAAGTTTGAGTCATATGAAACATTGGCTAATGGGGATGGGTTTGGTTATGTAGGACAACTTGCTGGCTATGCTAAAGCATCTGGTAAAAAAGTTGGTGGTTGGTGGGTAGTTAATAAAGCCAATGGTAAATTTAAATATGTACCAGCGTCAGGTCTTGACCTAGATAAAGAAATTGCTAAGATACAAACGACAGCAGACACAGTAAAGGAGAACAAATTTGAAAGGTGTTTTCAACCAGTACCAGAGAAGTTTAGAGGTAAGGAGACAGGTAATAAAGTACTTAACGATGGTTGTAAGTTTTGCTCTTATCGTTTTGATTGTTGGTCTGATCTAACAGAAAGACCATCAGTTAAATCACAGGCTAAAACACCACCGACAGTTAGCTATATTGGAGAAGTTGTTGTATAGTAAAAGTCATCATAAATCATGGAGAATGGCACGTAAGTACGGATATCGTAGTGGACTTGAGTTGGTTATATCTGATAAGTTAAAATCAGACAGAAGAAAGTTTAGATACGAAGAAATAAAAATTGAATGGGAAGACGTATCATATAGAACTTACACTCCTGACTTTGTATTAAACAATGGCATTATAGTTGAGGTTAAAGGTCGCTTTGTTCCTGCTGATAGAAGAAGACAATTGTTAATACGTAAGCAGCATCCTGACCTTGACATAAGATTTGTATTTGAAAATAGTCAAAGTAGAATACGTAAAGGATCAAAAACTACATATGCTAAATGGTGTATCAAAAATGGATTTAGATACTACGACAGAATAATACCAGAGGATTGGCTAAAGGAAAAAGGTAAGGACAAACACCCTAACTTTATTTGTCATCCAAACTCTACAGTAAAAAGGAGGATTAAAAAGTGAATAAAGATGAGATTATTGAAAACATCAATGATGAAGACTTTATCATACGTGTCAGACCTTTTGCTGATGACGATGGTGATTGGAGTGGGGAGTTGGATATAACTATTATGGCGTTCCCAAAGAATCCACTGACCGATGAAGATTATGGACAAGTAATGCATTTTGTTAAAATGGTGTGTGCTACTGTACCTATTATGGAAGAATCAAAAGAAATACGAGATATTGTCAATGAATATGTGTTAAAAGTTATTGACAACGAGATGGATATTGATGTAGAACTAGAGAAAGAGATGGGCGTTGAGAAAGAATATGATGGCAACGTAGTACATCTTACCTTTAACACTAAGACAGGAGGTACAGCATGAGGCATGAAGAGTACATGAAGGAAGCTATGAAACAAGCTATGGATCAGTCTGATGTATTGGAACGAGCAGGTAAAGAAGCATATGGTAATGTAGATATGGTTAATAGTCCTACTCATTACAATCAGTCTGGTATTGAGTGCATTGCTGCCATCCAAGCTGCTCTTGGTCCTAATTTTAAATACTACCTACAAGGTAATGTTATGAAATACATGTGGAGATTTGACTATAAAGGTAAACCACTAGAAGATTTACAGAAAGCACAGTGGTATTTAAATACTTTACTTGAAGACACGGTGGCTAGTGATGAGAGTTAAAATGTTTATCACACTAGACATAGACGAAGAAGAATATCCAATACCTGCTGATGGACAGGTTGGGGAAGAAATAGAAGATGGCATACGAGAATACTTATATGATGTAGAAGGTGTTGAAATTAGAACAATGAGAACTATAACGGAGTGACAGATGAATAATTACCTACCCACAGACTATCAAAACTTCATTGCGCTATCACGGTATGCCCGATGGAAAGAAGATGAACAACGCCGTGAAACATGGGGCGAGACAGTAGAACGATACTTTGATTACATGAATAACCATCTGTATAGTACGTGCAGATATGTAATGCCTGACGATCTAAGAGGCGAACTAGAGCAAGCTGTATTGAATCAAGACATCATGCCCAGCATGAGAGCATTGATGACTTCTGGACCTGCACTAGATCGCTGCCACGTGGGTGCATACAACTGTTCCTACGTGCCTGTAGACAGTCCTAGAGCCTTTGATGAGACTATGTACATACTTATGTGTGGCACAGGCGTAGGCTTCTCTGTAGAGCGTGAGAACGTGGACAAGCTGCCCATCGTTAATGAGGTGATGCACAACACAGATACAGTAATCAAGGTAGGTGATAGCCGCCCCGGTTGGTCAAAATCTTTGCGTGAACTTATCTCTTTGTTATATGCTGGTCAGATACCAAAGTGGGATGTATCCGATGTACGTCCTGCAGGTGCAAGGCTCAAGACATTTGGTGGTCGTGCCAGTGGCCCAGCACCACTAGAAGAGTTATTCCAGTTTGTTATTGACAAGTTCAAGGCAGCTACTGGTCGCAGACTATGGCCCGTTGAGTGTCACGATATCATGTGCAAGATCGGTGAGGTTGTAGTTGTTGGTGGTGTACGCCGTTCTGCTCTTATTAGTCTGTCTAATCTTGGTGATGACCAGATGGCACATGCTAAGTCAGGTCAGTGGTGGGATACAGAACCACAACGTGCATTGGCTAACAACTCTGTAGCCTACAAAGGCAAGCCAGAGATGGGTACATTTATGCGTGAGTGGGTAGCACTGTACGAATCTAAGTC